GTGGTGGCAGTGCGGGGAGGGGTGCACCAGTACACATGGCCTGTGGTGGTGGGCCTGTGCGCGCCTGTGCGCCGTGTTGGACTGCTGCCGCCATCATTGTATGTGCTTGGTTGTTTCCATCGTTTGTGCCTCGTGTTGGGTTCAGGTGAATCTAAATCTGCGACCCTTCTCATTTAATGCTTTGCGTGCATCTTCAAAAAGCTGTTTGTCTGCTGTCTCCACTGTGCGACCCTTGGCCAAGAATGAATACACTCTAGCGCGCGCCCACTGGTCTTGGGTTGCTCCAGGTCTGTGACCAACTGCCCATGCAGCTAAACCTTTTTCATACACTTCTTTGATGATTGGTCTTGGAATCTCTGTCACTCTGGCCACTGCTTTGATGAATCTGTCTCTGGTGCTTCCAGTTCCTTTGGTTGTCTCTTCTTGGATGGTTTCACGCAATCCAGTTTCAGCAATCCGCTTTGTGTATTTGCTTGGTTTGGTCTTGGCTTTGGCATCTCCTGGAAGAGGCTTGAAAGACTTTTTGCCCTTCAATCTTTTCCGAATCTCTGCACGCCTTCGGTCTTTGGTTGATTCTCCAAGACCTTTGGTGTATTTCTTTGGGACTTTGGCAGCCATCATTTCACCTCATCATCAATTATCTGCAATCCCTGTTTTTCAAGTGGTTGAATGTGGATGCAGAAGTGTTTGAATGCTTGAATGTAATCCATTGACTCCAGCAATATATCCATGATGATTGTGAATGAATAGACAACATTCTTTTCATCAATGATTGCTTTGTCAAACTTGGCATCCAGCTTCACTTTCTTCTTCTTCTGTTTGTTCTTCTTTTGGGTCTGTTTCCAGTCTTCTTCTTCTTGGGCTTCATATAATACATGTTATTTTCTCCTGCGTTTCATGCGTTTCATGTATGCATCCATTCTTTGTTTTCTGGTCTGTCTTTTCTGTTTTGGTTGTCTTGGAATAGGAAGTTCACCATCTTTGAACATTCGAAATGCAATTGCAGTTGCTTGCTTTTGTCCAAATCCCTCGCGCATCAATCGCACAATCTTTCTTGATATTGCATAGTTTTCAATTTCTGTTCTTTTTGCCATATCAGATCCACTCCATATCATCATCAGAATCTTCATCAACTTTAACAGAAATTGTCTGCTGCTGCTGTTCCTGAAGCACATCCAAAGCAATCCGGATAAAGTCCAATGTCATTGGGTGTTCTGCATGATCATCAAACTCCACACCATCACCAGTGAAGTGAACCAACATGACATCATCACCATTCATGTACAGGTATCCACATCCATTGTAATGCGGATAGTCTGCACCATGTTCATCAATCTTGACTTGGAATGCATCCGCTGCAGCAATTGGATCTATTGGAACAGGTGACTTGATGCCTCTTAACAACATTCTAACCAGTTCAGATATGTTACTAGTAGATATACTCATATGTAAAGAGTAACACAAAAAATTCCATTTAACTATTCATACCAGGACAACAATCATGCCAACAATTACAGTGCCAAAAAGAATACAACTGATTGCAAATAGAGCCATTGAATACAATCTTTCACTTCCAATATCCAAAAGAGCATCATACAAAGATCAAAACAATAAACGTGTTCCAGGGACCGGAATGCGCACTGCACGGAGATTGACCAGTGGAAAAGTTGACTTGGAACAGTTGAAACTTATGGATGCATGGTTTGCAAGACATGGTGAATCTAAAGCTGAAGCGAAGGCAAGACAGGACAAAACATCCAAAGCAGCCATTGCATTTGCTCTTTGGGGTGGTAGAGATGCTGAAAGATGGGTCAAAGGTGCAATCAAAAGACTTGAATCCAAGTGACCAATACACCACAATTCCCAAGAAATACACGTAAATACACCAAAATACACCAGAATACATGTACCTGTATTTACATTTTGATCCGTTACTGTCGGGTCAGATAGCCTATTATATTATAATATATACAAAATCAGTTTAAAACATTTTGAGTAATCACATGTATATATTTATAGAAATGGCCAGAGACATTCCGAAAAGTGCTAAAATCTAATGATAGTCCAGTTAGAACCAAGTGTATTGCCCAATCAGTCACGTGTATTTTGGTGTATTTACACTGCAAAAAGGTGTATTTCATCTGTAATATGCTGTTCTAAAATGGAAAAGGGTAGCCCACCAACCGAGCAAGCTACCCCAAACAACCATCTAAACTTTCTAAACAAACTGATTGCTCCAGTTCATTCACAATATAACTGGTCTAATCTTGTTTGGCTCTCCACATTCTGCATTTGTTTTTGCTGGAATAGAATTGCTCAAAACCACAATCCCTGCAAATCTGTGCAATGCGTTTGGTGAATCCTTGATGCTGATTCGCTGCAGACAGATTCAAATGGTCCATGATTTGGGTGGTGGTTGCATATCCACTGTTCTGCTTGATACAGTCCAATACTTTGACTGTCCATGGATCATCAATGATGAAGGCCTGTTGATACTCCATCAATCTGTCTTCACTCTCTTCAGTCAACCACCACAGAACCCCTTCATTGTACCAGTGCAATGCTTCAGCCCATAACTGATTTCTATTGTTCACAATGTATTCAGTATCAATTTTCTCTGTGATCTCCACAATCCAAAATCTGCGTTCAGGACCATCAGACAGAAACTGATAATCATTTGTCGATGCTGTAAATACTGTTCTTCTCTGTCTCTGAACTGGCATCTTGGCATATGCTGGTCTGTATCTGTCACTGGCTGAAGTTAGAAACTGTTTTGCGTTTGCTGCTGTCTTTCCTTGAAGTGCATGCATTTCTGCCAACTCCCAAATCCAAACACCAGATTGATGCAACAGTTCATAACTGTCTTTGTGTGAGATGTTGATATTGGAATCACTAAACCACTCTTCACCAGCTAACAGTTTCAGCGCTGTTGATTTGCGCATCCCCTTTGGACCAACCAGAACCATACATGTATCCATCTTGCATCCTGGTTGCATCACTCTGGCCACACAACTGATAAACCATTTGCAGGACATCTCAGACACCAGTTCTGCAGTTCCATCAGGTGTCTTGGCATTCAAGATGTCTTCAAAGAATACATTGATTCTGTACTCTCCATCCCACTCTTCCAGATTCTGCAACCAGTCTTTGATTGGTTCAATGGTTCTCTCTTGGGCCACCATAATCACTGAAGCGCGCAATGCTTTGTCTGTGACCTTGTATCGATAGTGCTCCTCGAAGTTCAATGCAATGCGTTCCAAGGTTACATCACTGACCATCTCACCATCAAGCAAGATTTGATCACTGTGTTCATTGTAGCAAAGTGATGCATACTGTGGATCGCTGCGAAGTATGCTTGCTGTGTTCCATCTGCAGTTGACTGGTATCATGATGTTTGTTCCTCTTTTGGTTGATTTGCGTAGCATATCCCAAGTGTCAATGTCTGCTTCAGGTGGATTGCCTTTGTCCTCCACCACCAGTCCAGTTGCCTGTTCTGCCAGTTCAATCAATAATTGTGTTCTCTCTTTTTGTGTCATGTGTTTCAATGTCATTTTATGTCTCTTTTGTGGTTGGTGTGTGTTCCCGATAGGTGTCACAGTTGATTTGGTTCTGGTTGGTTGGTTGTTTTGTTACTGGTCGGTATCATATCAGTTGTTCAAATCTGCCATACCATCCACATGAGTTTGCATGGTTGCAGGTTGGCCATTTGTATGAAGTTGGGATGGATGGGTCAAGGCTGAAGTGTACACTATTTCTTCCACATTGTGGACATTGAATATACCTTGCTTCATTGCCTTGGATGGATGCTGCGGTTTTGTGTGCAAATGCAAGTCTAAAATCTGGATCCATCATCACTTCAGAGATGGATGCTTTGCCATTGTTGTACACCTTTGGAACATACTTTTTCTTGACTGGATGCTTGATAATTATATGTTCATATTCCAAGTTGAATGGCCTTCCAACATTCCATGCAGTCTGATGATAGTTTGGTGGAAAAAGTGGATGTTGTGAAGTCATTTCTGGAGATGGTGGAACCGGTACACCATATCTGAAATATGCTCTGGCTCTGTCATTCAGTGCATTGCAGTCTGGCTCTCCTGCACCGACAATGACATCCCATAGACCTTTTGCAGCAACACTGGCACGATTCCAATCATCTGCTGGAACTGGATGCAACAAAGGCAGAATGATTCTGTATTTGTGGTGGTTTGGTTTATGGCTGAAGCTGGTGTGCGCAATCACGTGATATTCATGAAACAGTCTCCAAGTGTCAAAGGGTGTGAATCCATCATCAATGTCATACACCAGAAAATGAATCAGGTCTGCTGTTGCTCCACTTCTCCTGTTGTTTGTGAAGGTGGTTGGACTCCACAAAGGCAATAATTTTTTTTCCTTGACTAGCATATCTCCATATTGGGTTGTGAATCCCTTGCATAACTGTTCGAAGGTCATTTTGTGTTGGGTTGCTCTGGTATCAGTTAAACTGATGAAAGTTGATAGTGTCCAGGTTGTTCTTGTATTCATAGTGTGTATATTCTCCATTGTGTATGTGGTTCTTCTGATTTGCTGCAATACCAATCCTCTGCAGTCACACAGACAACTTGATTGTCATCCTTCCATGCTCCAGCTTTAGTCAACACATCCAGAACCATCTTGATCATGTTGTCAATGTCTGGTTTTGTAACTTTTGGGATTCTTGCCACTGTGTCCTTTTTTCGGTTCAATCTGCCTGGTCTTTTGTGGCAAAATGTCATACTCACTTTGATTGGTCCTGTGATTGGTTCATGCTCAATCTCAATACCCTGCAACATCTCTCTTTGGTATTCAATAGATTTCTTTGGAGTGTATGCACCCCATCTTGACATTCTAGGCCTGCCCAATGCAACTGGGTCTGCGTGGAATGTTCCTTGACTGTGGAGTATCCAGTTCATCACTGCTCCAACTCAATCTGTTCACACCAGACATCAAACATTGGAGCATATCCCATTGGAGAGATTGCAGCGGCCATACGTTTTGCAGTGTGGATGGGTGGCCAGGATTCACTTCGCATCCACTTGAAAATGACATATCTGGAGCAGTTTGCAACTGTGGCAATCTGTTCCACTGTCAAAGGACTGGATGCAATCTCCTGCCGGAGCATCATTCCAAACATTGGATTCATCAATGCTTCCACTTTTCTCTTTGCCCAGTTCAAACAGTTTTGCTGGCTCTCAAAGTCAATGAAGATGTATTCTTGATGATTGTACTCCACTTTTGCTTGCCATACCCAGCAACCATATTGGTCATGGTGATAGCGTGACAGCATACCCACCTGAACACCTGCAATCTTGATGGGCATATCATCAATTCTGTCACCAAACTTCAGGCGCGCTGCCACTCTTCCATGCTCTTTGATGTATTCTCTGATATTTTTCATTTGTTCTCTCCTCTCTGTGGTAGTGGTTTATATTCTCCATCTTCAATGATCAATGGTGTTCCATCAGCCATATTTATGATTTCTTTGTGTTTTTCTGTTGTGATGTCTGCTGTGTCTGGTCGCCTTTTGTTGTCAATCATGTATCCATCATGTCCAATGTAAATGATGTCATACATCCACCCATCTGTGATGAAACTTGATTCTCTGTTCATTGCTGCTCTTCGGAATGTCTCCCAGCAGAATTTTTTTGATAGTTTCATTTGTTCTCTCCTTTCATTTCTGGTTGCACAATGATTTCATGATAAATGCTCCAGTGCTTCTCTGGTGGATATTGAAGCGTGATTTTGTTAGTGATGTTCATCACTTGATGTTGTGTCAATGGCTCTCTTCCAGCAAAGTATTGTTCCAACAGTACATGATGAATCAATGTTTTGCGTGCCAAGTCCATGACACTCCAGTCAAGGTCTTTCATGTATTCTTGTATGGTCTCTCGTGTGTTCATCATAACTCCATGGTGAACTGTTGGATTTGTACTTGTGTGAATGGTCTGTTTTCAATCAACCAATCTTGAAACTGTGGCCATGACAGTTCAGACAGGTCAAAAAGCTGAAGTGCATGATGCACTGCAGCATTGAAAGAGTGGAACACTTTGGATTCTGCATCACAGAATGGATTCAGAACCACAATCAATATGTAAATGATTTGTGTTGTCATACTCCAGCCATCCAGCAAAGTGCTGCATACATTGCAATAATTAGGAAAAATCCACCGGTCACAATTATATGACCGGTGATTGTGTCTTTGGTGTGCTTGTTCATTTTCAAACCTCTTTGATTAAATGCGTGGTGTTGTTTTAATAAATGTCAATAGTGCATCGTTTAAACTTTTACTTGTCAACCTTGCTTTTCTATTCTGTCCATATTCAAATACAAATTGATCGAATTTTGCAACTCCATTAACTATTGTCTTGAGTCCGTTTGGAAGTGTAATTACAATTTCATTCATTCCATATTTGTTTACCATACGTTGAAAAGTTGCTTTGTAAGTTTTGCCCTTCATTGAAAAATTGATTTGTTTTATCATTGTGTTCCTCCTGGTTATTCATACACTTCATGTGTATGTGTATAAATATACACTATTCGTTCACATACGTGCACAATAAAATAAAAATAATTGATGTTATACTGTGGCCATGAATGTAATGGATCGAAAAGACCGAATGACATATGGTGAAGAAAACTTTCAGAAGTGGATATTCCCATTGGTGCAAAATAGATTTCCAGGTTTCTGGCACTCGTGCAATGGTGAACCGTTGGATTATGAACATGGCATTGATTATGTGGTGACCAATGGAGCACACACCACAACCATTGCAGCCAGAGTTTGGAAGGGGATGCCCAGACAACACTTTGCACTGCGTTGGAAAAGGACCAGTGACCCATTCAGAAAATTGGAGTTAGACAGCAGATTGGATGCATTTCACTCTGGTGGCCTGTTGTCTGATTGGACCATTGAAGGTTTTTTCTTTCATGGAAAGTCATACATTGCAATGATTCCAACTGTGCAGCTGTTGACAGTTGTTGACCAGTATTTTGAATGCTTTCCAAGATTCATGGTGCAGAATAAGAATGATCACACCATATTCAAAAAGATTGATTTCTATGATTATGGATTGGATGAACACATAATCAAAATCATTGATTCACCTATTTTATAGCGTGTTTGATTTCTTTGACATCATCTTTGATAACATCAACTTCACCACGTAAATCCTTCAAGCTGGTTGTCAGAGTGGTCAAGCCTTCCTTATATACTTCTCTATCCTGATGGTGTGATTCCACGATATTGTCAATCTGTTTCAGATGTCTATCAACCCACTTTGGAAGGTGGTTGGCAACCCATTTGCCTATACCATAGATGGCCAGCAAACACAATGCCAGTGCTGCAACAGGTCCAGTAAGTGCTTGAATCATGATTTGTTCTGTCATTGCTTGTGCTCCCATTTGTTAAGACCATGAGCCATTCCCAAAGCAATTTGGGCTGCACCATAGGCATTCAACAAATCAATGTGAGTGTCCATGAAGATGGGTTCACAGCATATTGCAACTGGTCTTCCAACTCCTTTGATTGTGTAAAATGCATTCTTTGTCCAGTCATCCGGTTTGCACTCTATTCCTTTGAATGTTCTGATGGTCCTGATTGTGGAGCGCATACCATTACAAAGGTCTTCTGCCAGTTCTTTTCCTGCGCTGCTGCGGCAATCATAAAAGAATGACCCATAATGACCACCACCCGCATTGAGATGCATGGCCAGATACACCATTGGTTCATCATATCTGCTGGCATATTCATTGACTCTGCCATGCCTAGATGCATATGAACCATCACTGATGGGTATCACTTTATGTTCCATTTGCAGAAGTCTCTGCTCCAGAATCAGACTGATATAACCAGTCCAGTGCGCTTCTTGTTCATCACTAGTGATGTCTCCATCACCATTGATGTCTACAGCTGCACCACGGTCATCAATCTTGCTTGGTTTTCCTGCATGTTGTCTGTCAATAAATACTATCATGCGCACATTTTAACATCAATCAAGTGTCATTCATGCAAGTTGTCTGGCATTGACCATGGTGTTTTCTTCCATGTGCAGTACAAATCTCCACTTTCCACCACTCCAGCTTTTTCCAACAATCTGACATTTGTGTGCATCCAGTTGCAGATTTGTGCTGGTGAAGCTGATCACATCTCCAATCTGTAGATATCCAAACTGTGGGAATGCAAACACTTCCACACCAAATGCACCCAATCCACTGATTCTGATTCTGTCTCTGGCTATCCTGTACGCAGTGTGCAAATCCCAAACAAATGGAAGTTCCATCACCACTTCACGCAATCCAAACCGACTAAATGACAAATCACTGACTGGGTCACGTTGAACAAATGGATTCTGATTTCCAGTGTGCTGTGGGTCGATGGTGATGCTTGCCAGATAGTGATCAAGTCTGGCAGTATAGCAATATTTAATGGTGACTTTGTTGATTGGGTCAACTGGCAAAGGCTGCAGACCAGTCTGGACTTCAAACATTCCAGATTCCAGAATATGATGCTGTGGCCTGATTTGGTCTTGTGTGAAGTACAGATTCAATCTTGGTTCAATCCCCTGCTCACCTGGAAAGACTTCAATGGGAAGATTTTTTGCAATGTTTTGTCTATACCAATCCATCACCAATACACTTGGATCATTCATGAACCCTGCAAACTTGTACCGATTCAGAACTGGCAGCAATCCAATCCATGCTTCTCTGTTGTATTCCAGTCCACTGCGCTCCAGACAAAATATGGAAAGATTCCCACCACCAGACAGACTTTGTCCAGTCAATGGATCTTGGATGCCTTCTCCAAATTCACCCCAGCTGCACCAAAATGTTTGGTCTTCATCAAGTCCAGGTACAAAAGAATTATCTTCAATCACATGACCAAGTTTGTATGTGGTGAATGCATATCTGTGACCATCTGCATTCAATGCTGTGGATACATTGTTGACAAAGTTTCCACCAGCATCATCAAAGATTCTGATGCGACTTGCACCCACTTCACCCATTGCAATGATCAAAGTGATTTCAATGGCTGCACCGGATCCAGTTGCATCGATGATATATGCTGGAGTCACCTTGGCTTCACTGATGGTCTCAAATCTTGCATTGCCTGATGATCTCAATGGCCACTTACCAACCTGACCAAATACAAACGGCACATATTGACCAACAGGAACATCAATGATTTTGCCCAAAGTCGCTGCACGTTGGTCCAGTCCTGGAAAGACAAATGGATCTATTTCAAATGAGTTGTCCAGCAGTTTCTTTTGAATCAGATTGGTGCTGTTCTCAATGCTGAATATGATATTGCCTGTTGGCTTTGTCGGAGTCCCAATGATTGGATCTTTGACCTTTCCTGTGAACAACTGCACTCGGTCTTCATACTTGAAAAGTGTGCTGCCATCTTTCACAATAATCATGGATAGTTCTGCATCAGACAAATCCAAACTGCGGCCTTGCTTCCATTCTGCAATCCAATCAATGTCATTCCAAGTCAAGTCCAGTGAAACACTGTTTGCATCAATGTTGAATCCAACAAACTCTGTCTGCTGGTCCACACTTGGATCACCAAGTCCACCATTGTATCTGAATGTTTGATTGGTCTGTGCATCAATTAAATCAATGGGAACAGTGCTGAAACGATATGTCATTCCAAGCCAATCAACATCTAACAAAAAGCATATTTCACCACCTGATGTATCATCTGGATGTAACATTATTCAATCTCCACAAGATTCACTGTAGACAGTCTGAACAGTTCATCAGTTTCTTCATCACCCAGGACTGAATCCATTGTGACTGCTCCAGTCATTCTCACCAGTGCTTGATTGTGATATCTGTTGAAGAGTTCTGTGGCATCTTCACCAGTCTGCTTGGTCAATGATGGCAGATACACCATTGGTCTCTGCTCTGACATGTATTGTGCAATCCCAACCATACCAAAGACAGCATCTCCATAATGTGCAACCGGTCTTGCATCTGCATGTGTTGTGTATTGCCAATAGTCTGGATTCAGTGCCATTATGTCTCTGGTGTCCACTGGTTCTGTCCATCCTATTCTAAAGCTGCGCCGGCCATCTGACATTTTGCGTGCATAGTATTGACCATCATTGGTTTCATATGCTTGAACATTGGGATCAAAACTGATTGTGCGACCCCTTTGATATTGTGGAGCCATGAAATACACATTGCCAAAGACCATGCACCCAATCTGATAATATCCTTCAAGTGTGCTCTGGTTGTCAATTTCAATTGCAAATGCTATTCCACCAGCACCGGGAGCATTTTGGAACAACTCTGCAACCAATGTGATGCTGGTTGGCATTAGTTTTAGTGTTCCACTGGTTGGCAGTGTGCTTGGGTCAGTCAGTGCAGTGTCAATCACCAAAACTGTCTGCTTGGAGTCTGATGCATCACTGAAAAGACCTTCACTGTTCTGTTTGATTCGAACAATGTGAGTATCATCACCACTGGTCAGTTCTGCTCTCCATCCACTACATTCATTGTATTTCAAGTAGAAATCTTTGGATGATGTACTGGAATAGAGTGTTGAACCATCACGTTTGAATGAACCAACCAAACCAGTGCTGGAATCAATCGTTGTGAGATCATCCCAACTTGCACCATTCCAGATTCTTAATTTCGCAGTTCTCCAGTTTATATTTGAAAGATGCACACCCACCACATCAGACAGTCCCAGAGAACTATCCGTTTCCTGTACAACTGGGTCAGTAAAAAATGCAATTCGTTCAGATGCTGAATCATCCTTGCTTCTCCAGACAACTCTTGGAGACAATGAAACATCATAAAAGATGTTTTCAACTGGAAAATCAAAGCGCGGTTTGATGGTGTACTGGTCTTCAGAGCGCGCGGGAGAGTCTTTAGCCGATAACAACAAACCTTCATCAATGTATGTGAATGTTCCATAACTTGGATATACTGCGCCTCTTGATTCTGTGTTCGGTTTACCACTTGAACCATCAGAAACATGCATTTCACTCCAATAAGATTCAAACCCAATGAAACCACTGATGGCCAAATGGCCCCATTCCATCGTTCCTGATAGTCCTGCTGGCTGTGTTCCCAATGTCACTGCTGTTTCAGTCCATTTCTTTGCCTGCTTTTCATCCCATTCACGATGATACAGTTTAACATCAGTTGCATCTTGAAAAACCATGAACTCATGTGTTTTGGTCATGTCCAGATTGATTGTGGAAAGTGTTCCAGAGTGGTCACGAATTACAAACTTGGATGTTCCAAATCGGAGATTCAATGAATAAGAGTTTGCACCATCATTGTTTTGAATCTTCCAACAGATAAAATCATTTGAAACATTGTCACCATCTTCAACACGTAATTTGAATCTGTAAAACTGACTCGGTAATATGTTTCCTTGATAGGTGTATTCTTTAATTTGTGTAGATGTGGTCAAAATACGCAACCCTTCTTCACCAATGGATGCACTTCCTGAACCTGATGTTGTATAATCTGAACTGGTGTCTGGTGTCTGATTGTGTATCCAGTTGTTTGAAAATCCCTCATACTGATTGCGTGCGGGCTGTGTTACCAGCTCTGGATGCTGCACATTAGACCATCCACCAAACATCATTCCAGCAATACTTTGATTTGTAGTCATCATTAAAACTGCACGGCCTTCCCACACAACAGCCTTCAGATTGGAAATCAATGTGCTGGAGTTTGGACCATACATCAAACCAGTGTTAACATCTGGAGTGTGTGTCTGTGCAATGAACTCCCATGATACACCTAGATCATCCGATACAAAACCATAGATGTTATTGCTGGTGTCTCTAGCTGCAACAAAGATTCTTTCATTCTGAAACCAAATTGCAACAGACCCATTTAACAATGTGGTTCCAGTTAGGGTTGCAAATGTCTTTGCACCACTGGAGATGTTGACTTCATTTTCACTGGTGTATGTTCCTGTTGCTGCTGCGATACCTGGAAAGGGGACTTTCAAAAAGCTGATTGTGTCTGTTGCTGATACATAAGCAAACCCAATTTGACCATCAGGTAATGAACAAGCACTTGGAAATGCATGATCTTCACCATGATTGCCCAGTGTGAAAAAGCTTGTTCCACTGTCTCTGGAGACAAATTGAACCATGGCATTACGACCCAATGATGTAACTTTGGAACGTGTCCCCACCATTAAAGTAACAATGTCATCAGATACAATCAGTTGTGTGGTGTCAATATGAACACCAGTTGAACCAACCAAGATGTCATTTTCAACCAGTGCCCTCCGGCTTATTTGTGTCCAGTTGTCCCCACCATCAAAACTTCTCCAAACAAATAAATTCACTTGGTCCACTTGTGTATAATCAAAATAACATACCAACAAACTTCCATCTTTTAGTTCACAGATTGCTGGTTTTGCTGTGGTGTTTGGTGCTGAAAGCACTGTGACAGTCAACAAAGTTTGCAACAACTCTGGTGCTGCATTTCTTTTTTGTCTCCGTACTGCGATGGTGTAAAGTAAACCATTTACAAACTCTGATACCCAAAATAAAGTTCCATCATCAGTTGTGCATGCTCCAAAATCATCAAAGTTATTTACCAGTGATGCAAAGGAGAAATATTTCCAATCGGTCATGACATTGTTACTGTTTTGTCCTAACTTGATGGAGTCTGAACCAAACCAACCAAATGAAGCTTTTTCACCTGGTGTCCCTCCTTCGATGGTTTCAACTGTGATGGTTTCAGATTGTTCACCTGCCATGGCCAAAGTCAATCCAGTGAATGATTGAACCGGCTTCGCAACTCCAGCGCGCGGGTTCTGTTGGCTGAATGTGCTTTGTGCAGTCCAAATGTTATCTGATGTTATGTTGACAGTTGGCAGAATAAATCCGCGCATCTTGTCTGGTGTTGTATTTGTTCCCATTTTAGTACGCTCTCAATCCTGTTTGTATTGGGGCCTTGAAGCCAATTTCTTTTGCGAATCTTCCAAAGTGCTTGAATGGTTGTATCACAACCACTTTGCTATCTCCAATATTGCCTTCTTGAAGTTGCTGCACACCTTCTTCACCACCAATGCGCTGCACTGTAGCACGGTCCAAAACTGCTTCACCTTGAAGCACTCGTGCACCCATTTCATCTGGAGCCATACCACCCATGTGCATGGATGATTGTGGTGGTTGCTGTGCCATCACTATTCCTGTTTGTGCTGCTGCTGTACCCAAAGCCAAACCAATCTTTGCTTCTCTGAAACCAACTGGCAAAGCAGTCGCAGCCATCACTTGTTTTGCTGCTTCCATTGCGATTTCACCCACTGCGGCAACCTGTGACATTCTGAACAGCATCTTCATTGTCTTGCTGTTCTCCTTTCCATTCTGCTTTGCAAGTTCCATTGCAGCACTAGCAAACTGACCAAGACTGGAAAACAGTTCATCACCATGTTGGATTGTATCCTGAACAAGTTCTTTCATTTGCCTTTGGGCCTCTTTCATTCCAGCAACTCTGATTTCATTGATTCGGTGTTCTGTCAACTCTCTGGCCAATCCAGTTTGTTCACTGACTTCACCCAGATGCTGAATACGTTCCAGTTCTCTTTGGAAGGATAATTCTTTTCTCTCTTCATCATTCAACAACAGTTCTTCTGAAATCTTGTCCAGTTCCAATCTTGCATTTGTCTGTCTGTCAAAAAATCTGTTCTCTGCTTCCATCAAATCACTTAACAAATCTTTTTCTTCTTCCAGTTTTTCAACCTTCTTTTCACTGTGCTGAACTTGCTTCTCTTTAGCTTTGGCAGTCTCGTTTTCAAACTCCTGAATCTGCATGGCCAAATCAACAGCTTGTTCCTGATGACTGACAATGATTTCCAATCCTTTTTCTTGTTTTGCAATCTCATTGGTCAATGCATCTCTTATCTTGGCCAGTTCATTATTCAAAGACAAATCATGCTTTGTCAGGTCAATGGTTTTGTTCACACCTGATGTCAGCAGCTGCAGATTGTTCAACCGTTCTTTTTCAGCATCAGACAACAATCTTGCATCAGCGACTGAACCAAGATTTGCTTTCATCATGCTGTTAATCAAATCCAGTTCTTCTTTCCTGCCATCAATCACACTCTGTTGCTGGTCAATGTTGGTCTGGAACATTGCTTTGGTATTGCGTTCAGTCTGTCTCAATGCAAGTTCATACTCTGTGATCTGTCCAGTTAACACAGCATATTCATCTTGGATCTCTCCAAGTTTGTTTAATGAATCTGTGAAGTTTGCTTCCAACTCTTTATATGAATCAGACAAACTGCGCTGGGCTTCTCTCAAATCCAATGTGAGTTGCTTGGCCTTTTCAATCTCCTGCTGATAGGCCATGTATCCAAGTGTCAATGTTCCAACTGTGGCAGCCAGTGCAACAACAATTGGATTCAATGCAGCAAATGACATTGTGAGACCTTCAGTGACTGCAAATGCATCAGCAATGCCATCAGCAGCTTCAGCCAACTGTGGATTCACTCCACGCAATGCAAGACCAATGGAACTGAACCCACGGTCAATGTCTCCACTGGCATCACCAACGCGCTCCAATCTCTCTTCTGCACGCCTTGCAGAGTCCTCCAGTTCATCAAACTGGTGCGCGCCTCTTCTGGCTGCCTGGGCTGCCTGTTGGGCTGCTTTCTTTGATGCTTCGGATGATTTCTTTGCTGCCTTTTCAGCCTGTTTCAGTTGCCTGTCTAAAGCTGCAACCATCTTCTTGGCTTCTTGGTCTGTTACATTGGGTATGGTCTTCAGTTTTGCCAACAAATCATTCAGGTTGGCTTTGTAACTGATTTCAATACTTTTCTTCTGTTCTGCCATGGGTCACACTCTCTTCATCAAATCATTTGCCAAGGCCTTGACAACCTTGTTTGCAGTTTTCCTGTGTGGTTTTATCAAAGTTTCATCAGCAACCCGGCGGCCAGTTGGTTGGATGATGTCTTGTCTCCTCCAGTTTTCAGAATCCACACCATACCGAATCACATAACTGTATGGTGCAGTGTTCTTCAAAAAAACAATGAAGTTTCCATTTGCATCTACTGACATTCCACGCTTGAATTTTTTGTATGATTCCAGAGATGTTTTCCTTGAAAAAACCACATTGCCTTCACTATCCCTTCGAATCTGTGGTTTTCTCTTGGGCCATTCTCGTACAGCCTCTTTTTCAATGCGCTTCAGTTCTGCATCCATGATGGCTTCAGCACCAGGAGCAACAGTCTTCAAGAATCCCATGAACATATCTTGCATGTCTTCTTGAATGGTCACTGTTGCATTTCCTGATGTGTATTTATTCATGGCTGAACCCTTTTCTTGATCATTGCTTCCATTTTAGCCATTTTTATGGCGTGTTGTCTATCCTTCTTTTCTTCAGGAGATTCACAATGCAATCTATATTCAGCCAATACTTTTATTTGTGTCGATGTTTCCAATGTATAAAACCAATCTGGATCTTGATTCCATCTTTGGGCGATGCGCATAACCATCAAATCAAATGCACCCCACCGACTGACTAAAAATTTGCAGTGTCTTCCACTTCCTCTTCAGTGGGTATCATCGTACCCATCTCAACCAGCACTGCAGAACCTTGCTGATATATTTGTGCAGGAGTCATGCCAGCATCTAACATCCGGTCCAAACACTTGAATCCAAATGTGATTGGGTCTCCAGTGGCCACTGGATATGCTGGAAGACATTTGGCATGATTCACACCAACTGCAATAGCAGCTGCGCACAATCTTCCAAGTTGTGCTCTGTTTGGTTCTGAACCCCATATGCTTACAAAGTCAAGACATACAGCAATTGATTTTGGCAGAACAACTTCATGTTCTCCAAGTTTCTTCAAATCTACTTTCATTTTGCACCTCTGATTGTATGAAAGTTGGGCTACCCATCGGATAGCCCAAAGTTTATTTAAATTTTAGTATGTCTATTATGACAACTGAGACACACCACCATAACAAGTGAAGTTTAATGTGAATGCACTTGGGTCACCCTCTGCAAAGTCCAATGCACAAACACACTTGGACAAACCAACAATGTGATCAGCAGAGTCACCAAAGTCAGTGCCTTCAGCAGTGTAACGGATGTCGATGCAATAGTGCTCAACAAATGGTGTTCCAGCATCTCCAGTTGAGATGTTACCAGCATATGCACCTGATTGATTGATGAAGTCCCGAACAGAACCAACATCAGCACTTGTGAACTCTCTAAAGTGGAAGCTGAATGAACCTGTGATTGCTTGTTCATCTTGTTTGCGAATTGTGGCAAATGAACCGCGGTCCATGACAACCAATTCACTGAACTGCTGTGGTTGAGAGAATGAAAAGTTTCCATCTTCAAAAGCAACTTCAAGAACAACTGGTGAACCAGTTCCATCAATGAGTTCAATCTTTCCATCTCGTTTTGTTTTGGGTATATTTGAATAAGCCATTTCAGCTCCTGTTTATTGTGTGTAAAGTTATGAAGTCGATGTATATTAACATATATTCTTGGGAGTCTGTGACATCACGTGTACTAGACACATAACGCACTGTGAACTCATTTTTGGGGGATGAATAGACACCCAAACACGCAGAAATGATTTCTTCTTCTTGGTCCATGGCCAAATCATAATCAGTTGGGTAAATGTCAAGCGGTCGGAGCCTATATGAAAAGACCACTTGAACAGGTGTGCTGATATATTGTCCAACTGAACTGCGTTGCCTTTCTTCCATTGCTGTACTTGATGCCATTGAAACAGAAAATGCTAGATGTGCAACAGTGTTTTCAGTCCTTCCAAAAAAGTCTGGAGTGTGCTTGGACTCCTTGAATCCACTGATGGCAGCAATCTTCTCTGCAAATGCCTGTCTGATTTCACTCAGTTTCATCTTCTGCGGCCTGCTCTGAATCGGTAAAATGTTCCAGGTTGTGTGGTGTAGATCACTGGCTGTTTTGCTTGTCTTTTGTTTGGTTGGTCACTCTGGCCATCATGGTCATAATCATACACAAAGTTGATTTGTTTCCATTCATGGGTGTATTGCTTGAAGTGTTCACTGGCTAAATCTAAATATCGACCGTTGGACTGTCCAAGACTGGAGTGGAAGTCTCTGAATATATAATACAAAGCAAGGTTCTGATGTGCAGACCGGAATGCTTCAGGAGACATCACCAAGTATTCCAGTCCGCCACCTTCAGTCCGCATCTTTTGAATCAGTGTGTACCATGCTTCATCTATGTATGTTTGATAGCTGGTCAATGTGCTGGGTCTGATGTCTGCTAGTTGTGAATATGTGCTGGTCAAATCTCCATCACTGACAACTGGATACAATCTGCGCTTCACAACAGCTGCATTTCTTCTGAAGTTGTATGCTCCTCCAGAAAAAGTGATTTCCCATTCCTGCAAGTATCCTTCACCAAGATTCAGAGTGGATGCCAGATTGGATGAACTGTGTGTGAACTGTGAGATGTTTCCTGGAGATGTTCCAGCAGCTTCATCAACAATCTTTGTTCCATCAGGTGCAATCAGACTGTATCTGACATCAGATGGAACCACCAATGCACCATCTCTGAAGACTGGTAGTGTTGTCAGTTGTGACTTTCCACGTTCCAACAGTTCTGGAACCTTGATTTGTGGTGCATATGGTGTTGAATCACTCATTGTTGAAATCCTCGTAAACTGCAAGGCCTCTTTTTTCATATTCAGCAATAAATGCTTTCATATCCTTCACTGTATCACGTATCGCATCTAGTTTCGATTTCATTTCTGGCAAGTGTTGTTGCTTAACCAAATTATCAACAATCCTTCCACCTTCATTCTGTGTCACTGCCAGTTCCCAAAAATGAACTTCAGGAGTTCCAAGGATGTTGGAGCGCAGCAGATTCACTGACCAGAGATGCAATCCATCAGTATCCATCTTTTCAATCAGTCGGTTTGCAACCACTTTGATGTTCATCCATTTTGGAACGTGATATCGACCACCACGCACAAGATAAACATGCATATAATCAAACTTGGATGGGTCCAAATATACCCAACCTTCTTGCTGCAGCTTTCCTATTCTTGAACCTGCATTTCCAATCTCTCCAGAGATTTGTTGGATACCGTTGACACCTGGAATGACTCTTTCCATTCTGAGATGTGGAACAAAGAATCCTTTGCGTTTTGTAATTGTTTTTGCCTTTTCACCCTTGCCAGTAACAACTTTGACATCTCTGTAGATGAAATGCCAGTTGGTTGGATGCCATTTATAGTAGAATGGATGATTGGGCTGTGCAGGCAGTAATGTTTGTGCCTGCTGTGTCATGGGTTGCCATGATGTTGGTGTGATTTCCATTGTGTACCTCGTTGGAAAAAAGGTGGCAGCCTAGCAGACCACCACCATGATTGGATTGTGTCAGATTAAGCTTTTGAGATCAAAAGGCATCCGCGATTATCATCAATGATTGACATTCCCAAGTATGCATGTCCAACAATACGTGTCAATGCTTTGTCAGCTTCGCGATCCATCTCAATCATCACTTCACCCATTTCCATGGATTCAGCAGCACCAGGAAGACCACTAGGCATTCCAGTTGCAAAACCAAGTGCACCAGCAGCAAACACAGCACCTTGGTGATCTGTACCATCATTTGTGATGTATGAAGAAGTGTAGATTTCAACACCCATGAAGTTTCCTTTGTAGTGACTTCCTTTGGCACTGATGGCATCAAATGAAGCTTGAACAAATTGAAGAATACCACTGGTTTGTGCAAGAATATCATCTTGAAGGTCTGCAAACTGCTTTGGATGCAACAATGCAACATATGGTCCAGGAGCACCTTTTCCACTGCTAGCTTTTTCCAGTTCTTGGATTGCCAGTAAGAACTTTCCAACATCCAAATCAGTGTTGGTTGTTCCTTTTACAGTTCCAAAGCCAGAAACAGTTGCTGCTGTCAACTTTGCAAACAAAGCATCATATGAATTTGCTATTGAATCAGCAATGCGGAATGGGTCAATGTCACCAGCACCAAGACCAGTCATTGAGGCCATATCACTGATTGAATATGCAAGTGAATTACGCTTGCAAACAACATCAACAAATGCATCAGTCAAAGCAGTGTCAGAAACCGCACCAGCTTCAGTTGCACCAGTGAACTCTGAAAAAGCATCAAAGCCATCAAGGCCTGCTTTTCGTACGCGAATGGTATCAGAACCAAGTCCATTGATGCTGCCTACAAAGTCAACAAATGGAGTATTGCGAAGGTTTGAGGAGTCAGTCAAGAGTAAGCGAATCTCTTGGCTGATCATCTTGGAGAGCCGAAGATCTTCGGTTGGATTGGAGAGATTTCTTTGTGTAATTGTCATTTTAAACACCTAAATAGTAAAAAGGTTTTGGGATTGGATTGGTTTGGTGTGGACTTCTGCTGTTGCGGGTGCGACCCTTCCACTATCAAAATGTGTCTGTATATATCTTAAACGGTATATTAAGGTTATGCAAGTCGAAAAAAAACCCCACTGAGAACAGCAGGGAAAAGGGAGGCACAACCTTTTTTTTTGGGGATCGTTTAGAGAGAAACAACAATCTCTGCACCAGACACATTGATGAATGATTTCACTTTAACATTGTTGTTGTCAACCAACTGAACATCCAATTGCACCAGGTTGCCACTGGAGTCATATGCAGACACATGAACAATCTTTTCACCAAGACCATGGTTCAAAGTTGCAAAGGTGTTTGCAGTCAAGTTTTGTGGTGCGAAGGTTGAACGGAATGAAGACTTTGCAACCAATACTTGACCACTTGCAACAGTTGCCATGTTACCAGCTGCAGGATCTGCACTGATTGCTGCTTGTGCTCTGGCTGTGGTGAAGTAGAGATTGGATGAACCTTCAGAGATCACATCAGTATCTGCAGTCAAGCTGATTTGACCATTGCCAGAGTTGTACGCAAGTCCAGAACCTGAAACAGAAATGCTGGCGCGACTTCTTGCATCAGTGAAATACAAGTTTGAGCCTTCAGAAACATTTGATGTGCTAGCATTTAAAGAGTAAACACCATCAGCATATGAAAGACCAGTTCCAGCATCAAACTGTGCAAAGACTGAAGAAGCAGGCAAAGACAGTTTTCCAGTGCTGCTGTTGTATGTAAGCAACTGAACATCTGGAGAAGAAACAGCATCCAAAGAAATACTGGCGCGACTTCTTGCATCAGTGAAATACAAGTTTCCAGATTCTGCAACATCTCCAGTATCGATTGACATTGAGATAACACCAGTTGAACTGTTGTATGACAGGATGCTTCCAGAAACAGAAATGCTGGCGCGACTTCTTGCATCAGTGAAGTAAAGATTTGATGAACCTTCAGAGATGCCATCAGAATCAACATTCAACTGGTATGTTCCATTGCTGGAGTCATAGGAGAGACCAGAACCAGCAGCAAACAATGCACGAATCTCAGCTTGATCGGCAGTGAACTCACCAGTTGCACTGTTGTAATTGATACCAGCAGAAGCAGACAAAGCAGAACGCACTTCAGCTTCTGTGACATCTCCACCTTCAATCTCTGCAAAGTCAGCATCAGTTCCAGCAGTTCCACCATTGTGGATGAAAGTTTGTGCACGGCCTGAAACACCAGTCAAGATGATGATATCACCTTCTTGCTTTTCATCACCACTTGTATAGTTAGCAGAGATCCAGTTGGCTAATGAAGTTTGAGTGGTATCAACAGAGACATCAGTGATGGTCAATGGCTTAAGTTTTAGTTTCTTTTCTCCTTCTTCGGTCACAAGTTCAGCATAGTTGGCTGAATCAGAAGCGATTCCGACAACACTGTTTGCTTCAAGGTAGGATTTAGTAACGGCATGATTGTCTGCTGATGGAGCTTGATTGAGTTGAACAACACCTTCAAAGACATTTGTGGGAGCAAGAAATTGCATGATTATTTTCCTGTGTAGGGAGTGGATTAAATTGTGTCCAAGTGGACTGTGAGTATCTTATCTGATGAACACTGAACCGGTGGTTGCATTTGCGAAAGTCACCACAAGTTGATTCACAGAAACATGCTCCACATCTGCAATCACCAGTTCATTATTTATCAGCACTTGAACATTTGGAATATATCCAAGATTATGATTGATGGTCACCTGTGTGGAGTTTGTAAAAGTGTGCTCCTTCGGTCTCGAAGGAAAGAAGATTGATTGTGCCATGTGTGCCCCTTGTTATTCTTCTTCAATGATAATGGTCACCTCTGCTGAAGCTGCAGTCTTGGTTGCCACTTGATATGTGTTGATTTGATTTGTTCCACGTCCCTTTTTGATGGCCAGATATCCAGCAGTGTGAACAAATGCTTTTCCAACTCCAGTTGTGGAGCCTCCTTCAGTCCCTTCAACTGATACAAAAATATCAGCTGTTTCACATCCAAATGTAATTGTTCTTCCTTTTGATGGGATGGTCACATCTGTCCAAGTTTGATTTGCAGTGAAGCTTTTTATGATTGGAAAAGTGCTGATTGACTGGTAACTTTGTGCCATTTTATCTACCTCTACCCGGCCATGCTTTTCTGATTGCATCTCTGTTGGCTTTGTAAAACTCAAAATCATCAAGACCACGGTTCAAAAGATTTGTAGACTGCATCGGTGCTGGTGCTGTTCCAGTATTTGTCTTGGGTGCAATCAGTGCTGGTTGTTCTGCAACTGGTTCTGCTGGTGCAACTGGTTCTGCATCAGTTGCTGTGGGTGCTGGTGCAGCTGCTGTTTCAGTTTGAAGATGGTGTCGCAATGTCACTGGTGCAGTTGATGGGTCTGCCTTCATTGCTGCCAACCATTCATTCAGTGCAGGTGCCTTGGCATCTCCTTTGGTGGCCTTCTCATATTGCCATTCCACCAATTCACGCACTTCAGCATCCACAATACCCAAATCAGCCATTGCAGTATGTCTGGAATAACGACTATTCGCTGAATCTAGTTCAGATTCCAACTCTTGAACCCGTGTTGACAACTTCTGAATTTTTTCCAGTTCTCCACTTTGATTGTCAAACTGTTCTTGGATGGTTTTTGCTGCCTCTTCTGCTTGGATTGCGCGTGCAGACAACTTTTGGATTCTGTCTTTGAATGCATTTTCAATGTCTGACTTCAAAACAAATGTCTGTCCTTCATGTTCTATTGTTTTCATTTTGTGCCTCTTGTGCTCTTTGTTGTTGGTGGTTGATATAATCTTTCAAAATTGCGATTGCGACCAATTTATTATCCCATTGCATTTCCTCTGGTATCTCCATATAATCTGCCAAACTCCAGAATGGTAACCAATGGTCATACAATCTCATCATCTTTTGTGTGTTGGGATGGCTGAACTCATATTGACAGTGTGGGTGCACAATCCTGATGGTCTCCACCAGACAGATGCTGTGCATGGTTGACAACCATTCCACCTTTGCTGTCAATGGGTCAAGACTGCTGCGACATTGCTGGCATATGAGTGCTGGCATCATGTGAACTCCGCTCGTTCTCTGCGAATCTGCAACAGGTATTCCCTTGCTTCTTTTGGGTCCATATCATCATACATCATCATGACTGCAGTGACTGGAGAAATCAAACCAGCATTCATTTTTGCAATGATGTCTTCTCTTTGTGCTTGCATCTCTGTTGGTGTCAGTGGCATGCTGTGGTATGAAACACGGTATCCATCTTCTGGGAGATTGGTGCCAAGAAATCTATTGGATAACATTGCAGTTTTTGCAAGCAACTCTTCATCAGCCATCCGAAATACTGGAGCAAACTTCTTCTGTGCTTCACGTTGTCCAGCTTTAGAAACAGACAAACTGTATCCACTGCGCGGATCTCCATTGGAGCGTGACAGTTCTGCAGGAGACAAACCAGCAGCCATTGCAACACGCATTTCATACTTTGCAATTGACTCCAACAAATCATGTGGATCTGTTGCGATCCCAAATGAACCCACCATTGGTTGTCCCTGCGCATCAGGATCTTGGGTGAACACCAAAATGCTGGATGGGTCTGTGGAGATGGATGCGCGGCGTGCAACACTGTTCTGGTCAATCTGACTAAGACCGGCCAAAGTCAATCCAGCCACATACTTCTGACTCCATGATGCTGACTTCACCAAATGTGTCCACATGGAATAAAGCACTGCAGAAGTGAGTGAACCATACACCATTTGACTTCCAAAATATGGATCCCATAAATAGCCAGTTTTCTCTGCATGGTACATCACAACTGGAATGAATGGAGTGTTGTTGGAATCTCTATATGGATATCCTTCGCCCTCATGAGTTGGGTGCCCCATATACATAGTTGATACATCAGCACCAAGTGTTCCATCTTGATTGATTTCAAACATTCCAAATCTTGGGTTGTCCATATCTCGGATGTCCAGAACATCAGCAACCCAAACAAACCCTTTTTCTGATTTGCGCAATCTGTATTCTTGATA